AAGATCAATGCCCGGATTGATGAACTTGTGAGCATGAAACAGGAAGCGTTCACCATGATCAACCGGATTCCTGACCTTGATCAGCAAAATATTCTGATCGGGCGCTATATTCAGTTGAAAAAATGGGAAGATATTTCTGAAGAACTGAATTATTCTATGCAATGGGTTTTTGAACTTCACGGAAAGGGTTTACTTGCTTTTGCCAAGGCAAACAGCGACTTTCTAAACAACCGAGAAAACCAGAGTGCCACCGGTTCCAAACAGAGTAAAGAATCGGTAGAATAGTAAATAAGAAATTGCGCCTACGGGAAACCGGGGCGCTTTTTCTATGCCTGATGAAAGGGGTGAATACCTGTGACACCAAGACAGCGGAAGTTCTGTGATGAATACCTGATCAGCGGCAATGCTACGGATGCGGCAATCAAGGCGGGGTATTCGCCCAAGACCGCAAAGCAGACGGGTTCTGAAAACCTTGCAAAACCTGACTTGAAAGCGTACATCGAAACCGAACTTGAAAAACTTCATTCGGCCAAGATCGCTGATGCTGAAGAAGTCATGAAATACCTGACTTCGGTAATGCGGGGTGAACATACTGAAGAAATCCCGATCCTGTGCGGTGACGGTTGCCAAGAGTTGACGCAGAAAGAGGTTGGAGCCAAGGAAAGGCTGAAGGCCGCTGAACTGATCGGCAAGCGTTATGGTATGTTCACGGACAAGGTAGGTGTGGAAGGGGCCGTTCCGGTGATTATCACGGGGGATGATCAACTTGAAGATTAGCCCACAGGCCAAGCGGGTTCACCTTCCTGAAGTGGTTGGCAAGGGTTACGGAACCTTCTGGAACTTCAAAGGCCGTTACCGGGTGTGTAAGGGAAGCCGTGCTTCCAAGAAATCCAAGACAACGGCCCTGAACATCATCAAACGGATGATGCAATACCCGGAAGCCAATACCCTTGTGGTTCGTAAGGTGTTCAGAACCTTGAAAGATTCCTGTTTCACCGAACTGAAATGGGCAATCAACCGCCTTGGGGTTTCAGCCTATTGGGAAATCAAGGAAAGCCCCCTTGAAATGACTTACCTTCCCACCGGTCAGAAGATTTACTTCCGGGGCCTTGATGATCCCCTGAAGGTCACTTCAATTACGGTTGAAATTGGCTATCTGTGCTGGTGCTGGATTGAAGAAGCATACGAAATCATGAATGAAGCTGATTTTGATATGCTGGATGAATCCATCCGTGGTGCTATCCCGGAAGAAACCGGCCTGTTCAAGCAAATCACGCTGACATTCAACCCGTGGAACGAAAAGCATTGGATCAGGAAACGCTTCTTCGGGGAGATCACCGGCAAGGATGCCCAAGGGAACCCCACATACAAGTTCCATGATAGCTGGATCAGCCCGGATGGGCAGATTTACGCCACAACCACCAATTACCTGTGTAATGAATGGCTGGACACGGCGGATTTGAAGGTGTTCAACACCATGAAGG